CCTCAGATCCCTCCATCAATGATTCAATTATCTGAATTATTAGGCCAAGAAATTAGCCAGATATCTGGAGTTAATGAGGAATTACTCGGATCTGCCCAAGATGATAAAGCGGGAATTCTAGGAATGCTACGCCAAGGTGCGGGATTAACTACACTACAATGTCTATTTGATAATCTAGATTTTGCTCAGAAAATGTTAGGAGATATCCAAATTGATTTAGTTCAGGCTAATTGGACTCCTGGTAAGGTCCAGAGGGTTGTAGGAGAAGAACCTGCACCTCAGTTCTATAATCGTGCCTTTGGTAAATATAAAGCTATTGTGGAGGACGGGCTAAATACTTCTACGCAACGTCAGATGCAGTTTGCGCAATTACTGAATCTCCGAGAACTTGGAGTGCCAGTGCCGGCGGAGTTGCTCCTTAAATCCTCCACTCTTCAAAACAAAGAGGAGCTTATTAGTGCAATTGGACAACAAGAGCAACAACAGGCTCAGCAACAACAAATGCAGGCAGCTGCCCAAATTGAACTACTGCAAGCCCAAGTCGAAGATCTCAAAGCAAGAGCTATGGCTAACGAAGGGTTGGGGGCAGAGCGAGCTTCAAGGATACAAGAAAATCGTGCGCTCGCTATCGAACGAATGGCTGAGGCGCAGAAAGACAGAGATCTTGGCACACTTGACAAGATTAAAGCCGTCAAAGAGCTTGATGGAATCGATCTTGACCATTTAGAAAGAGCATTAAACATCTTGAAAGCAATACAAGAAAAAGATCAACCAGAGGCTCAGAATGGCCCGAAAGCACAAAAGTCGGCATAAAAACGCGAGGATATGGAATCCACAAGCAAAAAACTGGATGTATCCTAAGAAGTTAAAAGGATCTGGTAAATAGTATTTGAAAAATCATTCATTACAGTGTAAAGTAAAGTTTATAAAAGACAACCTATAGGAGTCAATAATATGGCTAAGAATTCAGAAAAAGAAGGCAAAGCAGTGGGCAAAGGCCAATTTGCTAACATGCCACAAGAAGTAAAAATGAGAGCTTATCCTAAAGCGAATGAGTACGGTCCTTCTGATCTCGATGATACGATGACAGAGATTGACAATGTAAATCGTAAGGCACACTCACGCGCTCGCTCAAACGTCTCTAACCAACACTAAGAGGCTACATGGCTAAGAAAAAAGCATTATTGGGACAAAACGCTAATTATGATTTTAAGAATCACGCTCCCAAGAAGCCTATGGGTAGTGGCTCTTTTGCCAATCTTCCTACTGAGCCAATGTTTAAAACCTTTTCTGGGAAAGTAAATATGCGCGACGGGATTCAAAATAATCCTGTCATGAGTGTTGACATGATCTCCGAAGTTGATGAAAACATGCGAGAGTGAAATGGCAATGATTCGGCCTAAAGGCAAAGCTCTTAAGATAGCTCAGCAAGTAATGAAACCGAAAGGAGTTAAGGTTGAAGGTGGCTATAAGTCACAAAAACCTAAAGTTTCTGGTCCTTATTTGCAGCATTAATATATTTACTTATACTCGATTTTGAGTATAACCCTACATAAGTAGGTATAAGTATGGATGCTCCGTTTCTTGAAAAGATAAGCTGCTCTAGGTGCAAGGAAGACTTTCCACTGTATGAGAAGTTAGATGGTTCCCTTCGATGTAAGAGATGTCGGTCGGAAGCAAATGCAGCATATCGAAGTAAGAACTGTGGTTGCGCTCAACCTGATAGAAAATGGAAGCGATGGAACTTTAAGAAGCCAATCTCCTAGGTTTAAAAGGATTTAAGATGGATAAACAGATTCGAAAAATTGAGAAGAAAGTCAAAGGCACAGAGAAAAGTCTTAAGTCCTTAGAGAAAATGGATAAAAAGCGTGATAAGGCCTGTGACTACGGCAAAAAGAAGATGAAAGGAAAGAAATAGTGAAGGCATCTGAGAAAAAGAGTCTCTTAAAACATATCAAAAAAGACGATAAAGAATTTAGATCACAAATAAAAGACGATATGAAGCTCAAAAAACAGATCCTTAAATCTAATTCAGGCAAAAGGAAGAAATAATGGCCCATTATAAACCCGCAGCTGAAAGGAAATATTCTCCTAAAGCTGAAAAAAAGATTACAAAAGTAATGCATGAGTACGGAAAGGGGAAATTACATTCAGGATCTAAAAAGGGTCCTATAGTTTCAAATGTAAAACAAGCTCAAGCAATTGCTATTTCAGAAGCTAAGAGAAAAGGTCTCAAAGCTGGTGAACGCTGGAAAAAAAGTGAAAGATAAATAGGAAGGCTTATGAGGTCTGCTTTTTTCGTTACTTGCATCGGTTTCCTTATAGCTGTTTTCTATCCTACTTCCTTTCCAAAACCTCCGTATCTCGCTATTAAAGAAGAGAAAGCGGAAGAATCGGAAAATAAATCCTCAGAGTCCCCGGAAGAAAAATCTAACGAGTATTATTTCAACATCTGGGAATGGCTAGACGGTTTCGATTTTCCAGTCCTAGACACCGATTGCGCTCCTTCTTATTCAGAATCGTCAGAGCCACCTTCTCTATGGGATGATCCTTCTCTTCAAGACTGGGTAGACCTAAGGGATTCTGACTAGACAAGTAAAATATTTATTGCTAGTGTCCAGAAATGGACATAAAAAAAATTTCACCCCATCTTTTTACACATTCTAGAGACAAATTCGATAAGCAAGCCTCTAAAGTAGGTGCAGCAGTTCAAAAGATCCTTTCTAAGGAACAGGATACTATCACCGTTCAAGAGATTCTAGATGCTTACTCTAAGAAGTATCTCGAAGAAATGGAAAGTGTAATAAAAAACAACATAGACAAATTTGAATCTCCTTTCTACATCGTAGTTCTTAGCAAAAAGGAACCCTGGGCGCTAAATGTACTGCGTAACTGGTTCATATCGAGGCAAACACGTCCTAAAGTTAGCTATTTGCGCTCAGAGTATCCAAACTATATGAGTACGGTCTATGAGGTTAATAAAACGTCTTCCGAACTCAAGATTTTATGGAGTCTTCCTATCAAACAAGATTGCGCCGTAATTCTGAAGAACAGACATCTTTATGACCCCAAGTTAATTCAGTGGGTCGAGGAGGCTGATTCTGGCAAGCTTGATCAGGAACAAACATGGAACGCCATTGAATAACGTCAAAGTCACTGTCTCCAAGCCCGAATGAGTCGTTTCTATAACGGCAGATGGCCACATCTCCTCTTTCTAGTTTCACACAAACTAGATCTTGATCTACGGGAAAGTCTTCTTCAATATTAATCCAGTTCATCTTTCCAGGATCCTATTCCTTTTTTCTTCGATGGCGCAGAGTCGACCATGAAAGTCCTTCATTTCATCTGCTATGGATTTAATAAGAGCAGCGGTTTCTTTGCGGTTAGCTTCCATTTTGCTATCAGAATGCAAAAAGAGTGGGATCACTACTCCCAAATTTGCTCCTACAAGAACTAAAACTTGAACCCAATCCATTATTCACCTCTACACAATTCTAACAATTCTTTCCTTTCTCTCATATTCATAAAATTTATTTGACAATATCCCCCCTTTTCTATCAAAGTAAAATTATAAGTTGATATGGACACGGACTACCGAGTCGCACGTATCCCTGCGTTAAAGGGTATCGCTTTGCCCATGATGTCAAGTCTTTCCTTGAGTTATGCAGGCCACTTATAGGCGTAATGGTACTCGCCCTACCGAAGGAAGCACATGCCAGATGAAGTCGAAGAGAACGTAGAGCAAGAAGTTGCTCAAGCTGCCGTTCCAGCTGAAGAGTCCCAAAGTGCAGAAGAATTGCAGAAGGCAGAAGCCTTTGCGAAGAAGTCAGATGACCAAGATCGCAATTGGAAAGAAGCCAGACGCAAGATGCAAGAGCTTGAGAGAAAAGCTGAAGAACAACAAGAAGTCATAAGAAAACTGACGGCTCCCAAAGCAGAAGATGACGAACTAGACAAACTCGGCGACGAAGATATCGTCACAAAAGCGCAGGCACGAAAGCTCGCTTCACGAATGGCCGAGGAGATTGCTCAAAGAGTCATTAAACAGCGGGAAGATTCAACAGTCGATGAACGACTTCAAATTAAGTATCCAGACTTTGCTCAAGTAGTAACTAAAGAAAATATTGAACTTTTAAAAGAAACCGAACCAGAACTTGCAGAATCCTTGAGCTATAACCCGGACCCTTACAAGCAGGGAATAGCGGCCTATAAGTTGCTAAAAAAAGCGGGCATTGAATCAGCTGCTCCGACCTCTTCTCGAGAGAAAGAAAAAGCTGTTCAGAATGGTCAAAAGCCAATGTCTGTCAATGCAGTGACTAAACAGAGTGCCATAGGCAACGCCCATATTTTTGAAAATGGGCTAACAAAAGAGTTAAAGGCATCTCTCCTCCAAGAAATGAGAGAAGCGGCGAAACGCGCTTAGCCACTCTCATCTTTTACGATGAGAATCCCGCGGGGTTAAAATCCTGCGGGTCTTTGCAAGATCTGGTTCCTAAACATAGGAACTAAACCATGTCGATTACGACTACAAGCACCCTACCGGCGCCTGTCCAACAATCGTTTTCGTTTAAACTTTTGAGCGTTCCCGTTCCCTACATGATCCATAAGATCCCAGCTGATCTTAAGGCCATGCCAAGGAATGGTGGTACGACTCTAAGAATGAGACGTTACAATCCGTTGGCAGCTGCTCCTGTTCCACTTGGAAACAGCGGCGTTACGCCGCCTCCACAGAACTTAACCGCAATTAACATAGATGCCCAGATGGACTTCTACGGAACGTATATCCTGCTCAATGAGCAAGTTACATTGCAAAACCAAGACCCTAAAACGGCAATTGCAGCATAAATAGGAGTTGTAGTAAGATTGATTCATTAACAATGAGGTTATATGGATCAAGAAGAAAAATTAGCTTATATGAGTGGATTAATGGACGGCGATGGAAGTTTTACTTTAGCTCGAAGAACTAATAAAAAAGGTATCAACCTTCTTTATTATCCATTAATTCAAATGGGAAGTTTGAAAAAAGACACTCTGGAAATAATCCAGAAAAAATTTGGCGGTAGAATCCATCTTAAAAAGTCCCACTTAAAAAAAGATGGGAGCTTAAGAAGAGATTTTTACCGTTGGAGAATTGAAAAGTCAGCTTTTTGTATTCCTTTTCTAGAGAAGATTATTCCTTATTTAGAGA